TCGGCTGAAAAACAGCCGATAAAATTGTCGTGGCGGAAAATAGAATGGTTACAAGAAGGTGCTGATAAAAATTTGTCAGTAAATGTCTTTCGTGTAAAAAGGAATGATATAATTAGCCTTAAAGGAGATTGGGTTGGATATGATAGATTGATATATGCTTTTTACTCGTCAGACAATATATCAGAAGAAGCTCTTATAGAAAAAGGCGATAAAATAAATAATACTTCAGTTGACAATCCGACAAGAATTGATAAAGATATAACAGTTCCGTTAAATGCACAATATATGGCTGTATCTGTTTATAACTTTACAAACGGAAAAGACTTAATAGCTACTTATAATAAAAAACTAATAAGAGATATTGTAGAGGATAACAACCAGAAGACATCTAACTCTGTTTTTTCGGTAACGAAAAGCGGTGATAATATTAGCATAACAAGAGCATATAAAAAGGGAGTAGATATTAAGGTTAATTTGGCTCCTTGTGGAGCAAGTAATCTTGTACAGTTAAAATCAGTAGATTATATAGGTGATAGTGGATATAGTAATAATTTTTCTTCTGATTTAGTTGGGCCTTACGTTATGACAGCGGATGAAAATGGTAACGAAGGAGGTGGATTTACTGGAGGTTGGCATGGATATAATGGAGACCAGACTGGTGCAAAGACAGCTAGAACAGAAAGTGTCGTTGTAAAATGCGAAAATGTAGAAATAAATGATGGCACTTATTCTTGCAATAGGGTTGATGTTATTGTGACAAACTACATTCAGGCTGGAAACACCAAACAAGAGGACGGGAATGGAAGAGAAGTCCTTAAAGAAGTAGTAACGTATAGTTTTGTTGACAATAAGATTAATGTAAGTGTGTTTTCAACGGCATTAGAAGCAATTACTATTTCAAAATACTATGGCATGCAAATAGACCATTATTCAAATAACTATGTATTTTTTGCTGATGATAAGATATATCAATCTCCCGGAAACGTATATTATAACGTACCAAACCCAACAAGAATGATACAAGGAGTAAATTCTAATGGGGATAAAATACAAGCAAGACTTAATGCCATTGCTTTAGGTAATTTATATTATTCGGAAAAATCAAAATATTCATTTTGTGCCGATTATGGGAAAGCATATTACTCCCTTATAGGAGGAAGCAGCTATAAATTGGCAAAAGATGAATCAATATATTGGGAAGGTAGCTATACGTTTGTAGAATAACTCGGTAAATTTTCTCCTATATTTAACCCCTGCAATATTCGTTGCAGGGATTGTCTTTTTACACCCTTCCCCTACATAATACCTTTGAGAAAAACACAAAATAAACATGGAAAAATATGTAGGATTTATCACACAAGACATCCGCTCCGGCGTGACTATTATTTTCATCTGCCTGATACTGATATGCAGCGTCTGTATGCTGGATTTATGGACGGGTATCGATGCAGCCAGAGCTAACAGAGAGAGAATATGCAGCCGCCCGCTGCGTAAGACCGGAACAAAAATCGTCGACTATTTCCGGCTGCTTCTTTTCTTTATCATGATTGACATTCTGGGACTATGCTTCCCCTGGTACAACTTGCCATACGGGGCAGTTATCGGCACACTTGGCGTGCTGATTGTCGAAGGCTTGTCTGTCATAGAAAACTTTAAGAAGAAAAAGAGTCATGCTGCAGAAGTAGCCGATTTGGCTATGCGGATTACAGAATGTGCTACACCAGAGGAAGCTCAAAAAATTATCAAAACGATTAAGGAAGGAGTGAAAAAATGAAACAGCTACCACGAGGCCTGCGCAACAACAATCCAGGCAACATCCGCAACTCAGATGCGACAGACTGGCAGGGAGAGGTTCCTGCATCTAAAAAACAAGACAAGACCTTCGAAGAATTCGAAGACATGGCACATGGTTACCGGGCATTAATCAAGCTGCTGCAGAACTACCGCCGGAAATACGGATGCCAGACGATTGCAGACTTCATCAGCCGATGGGCACCCAGAACCGAGAACAACACATCAGGCTACATTTCACGCGTATGCCAGGAGATGCAGGTACCGACAACCTACGTCCCGAACGTGGAGGACAAAACGACCATGTGTGCCTTTGCAGCTGCCATTTCTCAGGTAGAGAATGGAGTTCCGGCTGTAATGGCAGATGTAGAAAAAGGATGGGCATTGTTATGAGAGTTTTAATCATACTTTTTTTCTTCTTTGTCTGTGGTTCGGTGTTTCTCGGGTGTAAATCCGGGAAGCACCTTACTTCAGACAGTCACACACAGATCATCGTGCATGACAAACTAGTGCCGGTATTCCGCCCGGCTGATTCCGCATCCATCCGGGCCTTGCTGGAATGCGATTCAAACGGTCGTGTCGTCCTTTCCTGGTTGGACATGGCACAGTCCGAAAACGCACGTCTACGGTTCAAACTGGATTCCATGGGTAACCTGATGGCAGGCTTCAAGATACCTTCAGATACGGTATTCATTCCAGGAAAAGACAGTACAATCATTCAAAAATCAGTGCAGACGATAGAAGTAGAAAGGAGGCTTACCCCATGGCAGAAGTTCTGCATGGTATTCACCATCATAGTGCTTATCCTCTTTGTGCTGTTTGCAATATACAAAATTCGTGTAATCTTAAACAAGAAATAATATGGCTATAGACCAGGTAGCAACCGTCGAGGTCCGCGTAAACGGTGAAGAAGCAAAGCAGGAACTCAAGAATCTGGAAACGATTGCGTCCGGATTAAAAAAGGAACTGGCAGATGCTTACCAAGCCGGTGATACATCTAAAATCAAGCAGGTCACTTCCGAGCTTCGGAAAACGGAAGCTCAGATTAAGACGCTGAAGAAAGATACCACGGCGCTTACCGAGGTAATGAATAACCTCGACAAAGCCACGCCTAAAGAACTTCGCGCCACCCTGACAGTCATCAACCGACAGCTGAACAGCGGACATATTAAGCGAGGTTCTGCGGAGTGGAAATACTACCAGCAGCAGGCCAAACTGGTGACGGCCGAACTTCAGAAGATAAAGACTGAAGTACAGGAGACAGAAGGATGGTTGTCCCGTTTCAACAACGGTTTTGCTAAATGGGGCGGCTTGTTGGCGACGGGTGCAGCCACCATCACGGGTGTATCTATGGCCCTGAATACCCTTCGCAACAACCGCGACTCCAAGGAATCCTCCCAGGCAGAGCTGAAGGCTTTGACCGGACTGGATGATGAATCTATCCAGTGGCTTACAAAACAGGCCGAGCAACTGTCCACTACCATGGACGAGTCCGGCCTGCGCATCCGTCAGTCATCCGACGAAATTCTTCAGGCATACATGCTCATCGGTTCCAAGAAACCGGAGCTTCTGAAAGACAAGGAAGCCCTGAACGCCGTCACTATCGAAGCTATGAGACTGGCAGCAGCGGCCAAAATCGACCTGAAGGATGCCGTGACAGCCACCACCGTATCCCTTAATATGTACGGAGAATCAGCCGACCAGGCAGCCCGCTATGTGAATGTGCTTGCCGCCGGTTCCAAAGAAGGTGCAGCCGATGTTTCCGCCCAGGCTGCATCCATCAAGAATGCGGGTGTAGCCGCCTCCGGTGCAGGGGTAAGCATCGAGCAGCTGCAGGGCACCATCCAGATGCTGGCAGAAAAAGGACTGGAGGCAGAACCGGCCGGTACCGCACTCCGTAAGTTCTTCCTGGTACTGCAGACCGGACCGGATGAAACCAACCCGAAGGTAGTGGGCTTGCAGACCGCACTCGAGAACCTGAACAAAAAGTCACTGACAGCGGCACAGATCCAAACCATGTTCGGCGAAGAAGCCTATTCTGCCGCCACTATCCTGATTGACAATGCGGATAAAGTACGCCAATACACCGAAGCTGTCACAGATACGAACATCGCCATGGAACAGGCAGCCATCAACTCCGACACCAACGAAGCTAAAATGGCACAATACCGCAACAGCATCAAGGAAGCCGGCATCGAACTGATGGAGCGGCTTAACCCGTCATTGTCACTGTTTACCGGCTGGACGACAAAAATCATCGTGGCCCTCCCTACCCTGATTGGCTGGTTTATCAAATATAAAAATCTCATCATACTAACAGTTGGAAGTTTAGGAACATATATGGCAGCTCTAAAACTGGCTACATTATGGGAAGAGAAGTTTAAAGATGCAAAAGCTGCAAGTATTATAGTAGATAAGGCCAAAGTAACATGGAGCAAAGCAGTGACAGCAGCTTCATATCTACAGGCATCTGCAATGTTCTTATTAACCACGAGAATGTCCAATCTTACAACTTCTATAAGACTTTCTGTTGCGGCATTGAAAATGTTCTTCACCACTCTAAAACTGAATCCTTTCGCAGCCATATCAACAGCAGTTACAGTGTTGGGATTTGGTATATATAAGTTAATAACTTATACAAGTGATGCAGACAAGGCCTTCAAAGATTTTTCTAAAAACAACACACAACAACAAACGGAGCTTTACAAACTTTACGATGCAATCAGAAATACCAATGAAGGCAGTAGGCGCAGGATTGAACTTATAAAAGAATTCAACGACAAATATGGTAGTTATTTGGACAATCTTCTTTCTGAAAAAGATTCTGTTCGTGATATAGAAAAAGCCTATAAAGACGTTTCTGTAGCCATACAAAATAAATTAGCCTTAGAAGAAATAGAAAAGAGAAAATCAGAAATAAGCAATAAGTCCCTTGAAGATAGAGCCGATTCCATGGCTAAGTTTCAAGGCATTTTATCACGTAGACTAACTTCATCTACAACTGATAATATCAGAAATGTAGTTATAGGCTATGTAGATGATATGGTAAAAAAAGGGTATACGGAAAAACAGATTGCAGATGCTGTGTCCAAATCATTATATAAGAAGTATGGCAATTCATTAAAACTCTATGACTTGTCAGACGCTAAAGATGCTATAAAAGATTATGTATCTATAGTAAAAAATGATTATGACCATATCGCAGAAATAGAGAATAAATTTAGTGCTTTAATCGTCAAGACCAAAGAAAATCAGAAAGCAGTCAATCAATTAGACGAAATAATCGTAACTCCAGATAAAAATGGCAAAACCAATACAGATATAACAACAACTCGGACAGATAACAAACCATCTACGACAGAGATTGCATCCACCGCAGAAAACAAGCGTTATTACGATGAGCTGGCCGATTTGAAACGTACCTATCTGGCCAGTGACGAGATGACACAGCAGGAATACACCCGTTTCATGGAAGACCTGGAGATGCGTCACCTCGAGAACATGATGGCCATCGCCGGACTGGAACCGGAGAAGCGTCAGCAGATTGAACAGAAGATTCTCGAAGCACGAATCAAGTACAAAGAAGAATGCAACAAACTGGATGAAGAAGATGCCAACAAAGCATCTGAAGAAGCCTTTACCCGCCTAGAGAAACAGTACCAGCTGGAGATTGAAAGTGTGACACAGAAGCATTATGCCGGACTTTCATCAGAACAGGAATACCGTCAGCAGCTACTCGATATTCAGAATGAATATTACGACCAGGTACTTTCTTCTTCTGAAATTTCCGAAGAAAAGAAAGCTGAGATTATTGACAAAAAACAACAGGCAAGTCTTGAAAAATCCCGTAAGAATTACGAAGAAAATCAGCGAAAGATAAGAGAGCAGCTTTCATTCGCACAGAATATAGGTCAGCAGTTTGGCGAAGCATTCGCAGAAATGCTGACAGACTCCGAAACGTCCCTGGGTGACTTCATGAAAGCAACCTTGGAAATAATCCTGGACAGCCTTCAAAAAATGATGATTGCATACATAGCTGAAACGCAAATGAAAAATATTGCAACCTTAGGTTTCATCGGACTAGCTAAAGCTGCAGCCGAAATTGCATTAATCACTGCGGCCTTCCAAACGGCAAAGGCTGTAATAAATGGCTTTGAAGAAGGTGGCTACACCGGCTCCGGAAGACATGACGAACCCAAAGGAATAGTCCATGCCGGAGAATTTGTGGCCAACCGTTACGCCGTCCAGAATCCAGCCATCCGTCCGGTTCTTGACCTGATAGACCAGGCACAGCGAAACAATACCATCGGCAGCCTGACTGCAAAAGACGTATCAGCCGTATTATCACCTACAAATAGGATGACAACAAACAACTACTATCAGACTGCCGAATCATCCAGTCAGGAATCAACGGCAGTCATGCTGCAAAATATGAAATGCATGGAGAAACTTCTCAATAGATTAAACGAGCCGATATTTACCTATACAAAAGCGACTGGTAAAATGGGCGTGAATGAAGCGCAACAGTTAGTAGAAAAAATGAAGAAAAACGTTACACGAACAATAAAGTCATGACACAGCTGTTTATCGATTCTAAAGAAGTGAAGTTACCGAGTGAATTTGAACTCGAACTTGTCACAGAAAATCCATACTTTACCAGAGTTGGCTCGTATACCTATGATATTGAAATAGACTTACGAGACCCTGCCAATCGTGAGATATACAAAAATATCAACCGATTAGATGTAACCACCCGCATAAAAAACCGCAAGGCTATGCTGATTGTGAACGGACTATGTGCGATTAATGGTATTGAGGTAATCCTTTCAATAGAATCCTATACAGCGAAGATTCAGATTATAGCCGGCAACTCACAGTTGAATTATGAAGGTGGCGATAGCAGCATAAGGACAGTCGCCTTTGATGAAGTGTCTATTTTACCCAGCGAGGCTATTAATACACTCTTCGGAACTTATCCTGAACACAAGGCCGTATATACGCCAATCATCAGTTATATAGACGATGACGGGAATACCAATGTGCTAAATACAGTGGAAGTAGGTGCAGATATTACGTTCACACGAGCAAACAATATCGCTCCACAGTATTACCTGCTGTACTACATTGAAAACTTATTACAAAAACTGGGATTCATAAAAGGATATAATGAGCTGGAGCAAAACGACACCTGGTGCCGTATATTCGTAACAAATCCTTATAAAGAAAATAAACCAGGCGACTTGCTTCCGGACTGGACAATCAACGAATTCATCGAACAGATAGAAGTATTCTTCAAATGTATTGTATCCATTGACCCGATAAATGGCGTATACAATATAGTAAACATGGACCGGTACTTTGACAATGCGGGTATCATCTTTATCAATGAGGTGATAGAGGATGAACTGGAGAAAGTATATGACACCGATACGAGTTATTCGTATGCGTATGACAACGTAGCCTACAATCTTCCGAGTGAAGACTATTACAACTATCTCAAACTAAAAGATGGCATACGCGAGGTTTGCATAATAGAACAGAAAGATTCGTACAGAGACTTCAAAGCAAACTACGACCAATACTTCTCCGGACCTTACCTGCTGACATCAACCGAATACAACCTGGAATATGTTGTTTCAGAATATACTGTCAACGATGAAAGCGTAAAAGGATTAAAAATCGTAGATAGGCTGAGAGATGCAGGAGATACGACAAGTCAAAATAAAACTTCTTTCGACATCATACCGGCACAAGTAGATGCCATCTCGATATACAGCAAGACAATCAGTAATTATCTGATAGGGCCTGCTGTAAAAAAAGTCCGTTCTGAAACGGAAAGCCAGGCTATCAATGACCTTATCAACGGTAACGCAGATGTAAAAGGTGACATCCCCGATAAATTATATATCGGCATATATTACGGCGTCTGTGTAGCGCTTAACAAGGGAACAGGAGAGCACGAAGAAGCGTACTGGGACAAAATGCCTATGTCATGCCATGATAATTATTTCATAAATAAACCTACTACCATGACCGGTTCACAATCCATACTTGAGTTACCATCATATTCATTAATATTAGATGGTGATAATGGGTTGTTCAACCAGGTGTACAAGAGTAAAAAATCCATTGATACAACCTTGGAATATCATTTCAAATTCATTGCAGACAGAATTTATGAGCTGAATAAGATTTTTCTTATTCGGAACAAAAATTATTATTGCAAAGAGATACACTATAAAATATCATCAAAAGGCATTGATAAAATAGCTGAGGGGATATTTTATTTTATTGAATAATTGCTTTCTATACAACATATAAAGACTGTCTAAACATCTGTTTTTTATATTAATATAGATAGATAATAGTGTTATTTATATCTAAGATATTAGATGCGCTGTTGTACACTATAAAAATTATAATTACTTTTGCAACAAAGAAGCACTAAAATAATAATAAAAAAGGAGGTATCATGTGTATAATTAAAGACGTTACTCGATTCATCGCGAATGGGGCAAAAGTTTTGCGTGATTCTTCCCGCGGTGAATACAAACAGGAATCTGAAATTATTTCCCAACTAAAAGAAGAGCTTTTTGTCGAATCTGACAAAATGGACGATAAATCCAAATTAAGACAAGATAGAAAGAATATTGAGAAAGACGTAAGAGAAGCTTGGGAAAAATTAAAACTAAGTAATGGCTAAACAACAAATTCAACAAAAAGAAACTGTCGTTGCAGGACAAGGAGGTGTGGGCCAACAGTTAGAAAGGACTTATACCGTAGATGACAACAGTTTGCCGTCTCCCCAAGAATTAGCAGCTTATAAGGAAATAGATCCTCAAATTGTTACGTTCTTGATGGAAGCTTCCGTTAAGGAGCAAGACCATCGACATAAGATGGATAAAGTAAAGTTTGATTTAGTTCGAAGATCCGAATCAAGAACAGGAAGAATGAACTGGTGGGGTATGGCATTTGCTTTTTTATCTATTGTAGTAATTGTAGCCCTTGCTGCTTATGCTTTATATTTAAATAGACCTTGGTTTGCTGGAATATTAGGAGCAGGTACATTAGTTACAGTTGCCTCAATATTTATTAACAAAGAAAAGCCTGATACAAAGAAAAAATAATCATAAACTTATCCTTTCCCAGTACTCCTTAGCCAGTACCGCAGTACTTTCCTGAAAGTACTATAGTACTTCCGCGGCAGTACTGAAGTACTCCTTAGGAAGTACTGAAAACATGACTGAAAGGCTCTATAAAAAGCGGAAACCATAAAAAAGTTTCCGCTTTTTCTTTTGCCATTCCAAAATAAATCCTCATATTTGCAACGCTTACCATTTGAAACAGGCGAGATGGCTCGCCATTTTATGCTGCGGGCATTTTTTATGCCTTGTGGTTTACTATATCGTATAAGTTCCGTCCCGTGTGGAGTGTTAATGCACCCACAGCCTGTTTCAGGTGGTAAGCAACGGGGAGCGGAACTTTTTTGTTTCCTCTCCGTAATTTAATTATTTATTGTTTCATTTTAATGCTTACCAAAAATGAAAAATCAAATTACCCTGCCTGCAAACCAGGCAAAACAAAGCCGTATATCGTTATGGCTTAACCGTGAAAATGTATTGTTCTCCTCCATCATGGAAGAGAAAGTTTCCAACCTCCAAGCTGTGCTTATTTCTCAGGCACTGGCTTCCTTCAGTATCCTAACTGGCTCCGTATTCACCCATTGGCTGGCCGCCATTGCCTGCCTCTGCTGGTTTGCCTGTTCCATCTTACTTTGCAAGAAAGGAGGTTTATAATGGATGACAATGTAGAAAAAGCGGTTTTCAGAGTACAGAAGACTTCTTATTACAATAAGAATGGGCTATTCATCGAAGAATTCCAGATATGTATGAATGGTTGTGATAGCATCATGTGCCAGAGAGAGGAGTTCGAAGATTTATACAAGATAATGGGTATTGCCCTTAATGACAGAAAGGAGGAGACAAATGGAAGAGGGAGTAGAATTTGAAGTTTTAGTTCTTCAGCAATATTGCGAACAATGGCTTCCAGCTAAGGAAGTTACAGATTATACAGTATTTAAGACATCGCAACAGATACAAGACGAGTTGAGTGAAATGGTCGATATAAGTATTAACGATATAACGTTCAACTTACTCAAAATAGGTTTTAAGATAGCAATTAATCCAGAAGGGAAACCGGCATGGATGATGCAGCGCAGATAGACTGTGCAAGCTTTTAGATGATTACATTTTTTCTACATTTATATCGAGGTGTGGCGTCGTGAGGACGCTGCACCTTTTATCGTTAAAAGTTCCCTTCAAAATGTTTAGTCTCCTCATGCACTGTCATATCCGCCCCTTTCAGGTACTTGTTGGTAGTAGAAATATCCGCATGACGTGCCTGATCACGGGCTATGACGATTCCTTCAGCGTTGGCCAAATCACGGATACCGGTGTCCTTCAGTGAGTAGAACTGGTAACTGTCCGGAAACTTCAGTTTTGCTCTGACCTTATTGAAGTAGTTCCTGTACACACGGGTGGTCACCTTCTCACGTGAGGGCTTGAAGCCCTTACCGAACAGATAATAATCATTGGGAGAATTAAAGACGCCCAGGTCAAGCATTGACTTAATCAGTGCATCATTCAGTCCGACCATGCCATCCTTCCGGTTCTTACTTATACTGGAACCGATAAATACTTTCTGTTCCTTCAGGTTGATGTCAGCTAATCGGATATTGGAGATTTCATCCGGACGGATAAAGGTGTAATAAGCAAACTGACACAAGAACAGGAAGTGTGGATTCTCTTTCTGGAGATACTTCTTGAGCTTCTGAATATCCGGAACCGTCAGGGCAGAACGTTTCTTCTCTTCTTCTGCCAGCTGTCGAATCTTCTCAACCGGATTATGAGTAAGGTATTGCTTTTCCATCATCCAGTTACAGAGTGAAGACAACCAGGTACGGTAGTTATTCCGGGTTCTGGCCGATGAATCCCGGTCAAGCAGCACGTAGTCCAAGAAGTCAGAGATGAAAGACTGGTCAATCTGATACGCATACACGATGGCCGGAATATGTTTGACTGTATACTCCTCAAAGACTCGCAGGCGCTTCTCATAATCCTTCAGGGTATTCTCCTTAATGGTGCCAGCTGCATACAGTTTGCCCAGATATATATGATACCTTTGGATAATATCTATATACGGGGTGTATTGCCTGGAGTTCTCCACATTAGCCCAGGGATTCCATCCAGAACGGAGCTTTACATTAAGATTGGTGATGATTTCATTTGCCCGACGGCGACGGTCGGTCAGCTTGGGTATTCCATCCAGCATATACTTTTTCCGCTTCATTCTCTGTTCCAGCGGATCGTATGCCGTGAAGTCAATATACCATGTTTTACCTGTATGTAACTTGGGTTCTGTGTACGAAATTACACTCTGAATCGATGCGTTTTTTCTAAGTGATGAACACAT